GGATCAAATGACTGTTGTTCAGGATCACTGAATACAGGTCGTCCGAATTCATCAATGAATCCCTCGTAATTCCATTCCATAGGAATAAACAAAGAATATAATCCCGACTTAGTTTGTCCATTTCTATTGCGCTTGGTAACATCTGAATCATAATATAGATTTTTAAAATTATCACCTCCTTTATCTAATGCGTTTGATGTACTTCCCATCATACACTTGCCAACTATTCTACTACCTAGTCGCAAACAAGTTTTTGTAACTCTCCAGTTATTTTTTATATTATCAGGTCTTTCCCATTTACCACTTTCATCATGTACTAATAAAGAAAGTTTTTCACCATCATAACTATTATCACCTGTATTTTTCCAGTCTATAGTTGTATCAAGACCTTCCATATCATCAATCTCTTCTCTTTCCCTCATTTTTTTACGAGTAAACTTTTTAGCTGGCACTCTATAAGCTAGTTCAGATTTAGGTCGATCCATACCATCTTGTATTGGTTTAAAAAAGAAAGGATAATTTAAACTTATAGGTACAACTTTATCTGTAAACATTTTCTTTGCATCAGCACCTGATTTAGATAGTATACCAAATCTACTATCACCAGCTAAAGTAGCTAAATTAACGGTTTCGGCTGAACTCATAAATGAAAATCCAGATCTTCTGTTCTTTAGATAACACATGCCATAACATCGTTTATCTGCTTTACAAGCCTCCCAGAATATAAAGAATAATCTATTTGCCTCTCTATAATCTGGAGCGCCAACATCTATTTTGCTCCACTGTAAATACATATAATGTGTACCAGTTATATACTTAGGTTCACCACTATTCATAAACCAGAATCCTTCTTCTCTTCTTTTGAACTCTTCATCAATATATCCGTAATGCTTTTCTTTAAAATCGTCGGGGTAAACTTGCCAGTCAAATACTGTTTTAATTTTTTTAAAATCAGGTTTTGGTGGAAATTGTTTCCATTTTTGTTTTGATTTTTCATTACTACAGGAATATATTTCTTTTGGTTGTTTAGGTAAAGCTATTTGTAAACCTTGTATTTCTATAACATCACCTATCATACCAGTTTTAGATATTACGACTATATCATTTTCCTTATTGTAACCATACTCCCACTTTTTAGATTTATTTAATCTTTTTATAGTGGTGAGTTTTATTGGCTCAACTATTTTATATAACGTTTGCTCGTAACTCATTTTGATCTACCTTCTGCGAATCCTTTAAAAGCTGTCTTTTTTTCTTCTTCTATAGGTTTACCTTCTAGCATTGCTTCTTCTTCGTGGATTCTATTTAATATTTCAAACGCATCAAATATAGCTAGCTTTTTTGTAGCAGCGGCGTTCTTTAATCTATCAGCTGATATATCTTCGTCTGAATCTACTATTTCTTCTCTAGCAACTTTGATTAGCTCTTCAACTGCTTTGTGCCCAGCTTGGATTATATTCTTCTTCGTTTCCTTGATATTCATATTTAATTGTAATAAATTTATTTAAAACTCTATATAATCTTTCGCCTTCTACTATAAACTCAAACTCACTGTTGGGTGTAAAGCCAACTAATTGATTTTTTTCAAATGCTCCATCGGTGTACTTTATAATACCAACTAAAGCTTTTTCATTTTCATTAGTAAACTTACTATTTGATTTTATTGGTTTTACAAGACTATATCCAGGTGTTGCTATCCAATCGTTTCTTTTATATAAGTATATTTGATCTGAACAAGCAAAGTATTTATCTTCTTTCCAGTAAGATCTACTATTTCTCTCTATACCTTTAACATCATGCCATCTTCTAAAAACATTATGATGTACTATTACTTCATCACCTACATTAATAGGTGATTGAAATAATAGTGGAGTAGCGATAACTTTTGCTAATCTATTTATGTATTGATGATTAAATATTTCTGTATTAAGTATTAATTCTTTTTCATCAAGTTTTTTAACGTTGTTATAGCGTAATCCAATAGGAGTGATAACATAATCTTTGTAAGCTTTCATTAATACTCTAAATTGTATTCAATTGATATAGCCATATTTTTATTAAAATCCTTCCAAGGTATAACTACCTTTTGTTTTTTAATGTAAATACAGTACTTATCTTCTTCTTCTACTATATCACAAATCTTATGACCACCATACACTTCTTGATTAACAGAGTAGTGCATTGAATCGTTTTTATAATCTTTACCTATAGTAATTTTTCTTATAATATTATTCTTCATCTTTAGGCCAGTTAATAGTTCCGTCCGTCAAGTTAATATCGTAACTTCCATATTCTTTCATCATTTTATCTTGAAGTAAAGCAACAGTATCATTACCTAAAGCTATATCATGTAGTAGTTTATGTTTTTGTGTTTCTAATCTACCTATATTAAATTGAAGACTATTTATTTTATTTACTGCATCCATTAATTCATTTAGATGCTCTTTTGATATTTTATCAACCTTTTGCTTAAGGTCAATAACCTTTTCTTTTTTTGCCATTTTATTTAATTTAATTTAATTTATATTTTTTTAGTATTCAAATCCAAGTTCAAGTCTTATTGGACTTTTAAAACAAAGTTGTTCGTCATCATCAATTTGTTCACTTATATTTTTAACTGTCATTGTTGTAGAACTATTTACAGTAACAACCTCCATAGTCGGTCCACCAGTTTCACCAACTAGTAAATCTCCCACTGCAAACACAGTTAGAGCATTTGTTCCATCTACTGTTATTTCAACAGCGTCTGTTGAAGCAGCTTGATTACTACCTTGATTTAAATCTACATCTGTGCCAAAATCAAAAGCACCATGAGCTATAGCAGCAACAAAATAAGTTTCATATCCTTCTGGTGTTTCACTCATATAAGATGGTGTTGTTAGCCCACCATCATAAGAAAAAGTTGATGGATGTTTTGCGTTTTTATTAAATGGCACGCCATCTGAATTTAAAATTATTGTTGGAGTTACTTTACCTGAAAAATCACCAGTATTGAAAACACTATATCCAGTTAAATGATCTGTGTCGGATGTGTGACTTTCGTCTATTAATACTTTACCTATTATATGTCTTCTGCAACTTGCTGAAAACGTATTAGTCATGCCAGTGTGAATAACATCGAATCTAGGTGGGGCTACGCCATCAATTGTTCTAGCAAAGAAAAGTGTAAAATCATGACTATTGCCTGCTGTTCCATTAGTACCTTGAATTATTCCACTAATATTAGTTAGCTTAGCAGTACCTTTTGGTATGTGAAATTTATTCCAAGTAAATAAACAGTCGTTGTCAGAATACGCTGTACCCATAGCGGATGATGTAAAATCTGGTCTAACTGTTGTTTGATAAAATCTTGAGTTCATATCTTATTTTTTATTATTTTGTTGTTCATTTTTCTTTGACGATCCTCCAAAGAAGAAATCGACAACTGTATTAACTTTTGCGCTCATTGCGCCAAATATTGTAGAGATAAAACTTATCTCAAATTCTCCTAACTCTAGGTCACCCATTACAAAGTACCTAAACATCATAAAACTTAAACCGAAGTACGCGAGCGTAAATAGCGACGCAAGTATTTTTTGAATAAGTGCATCGTCCTTGTACATATCTCTAGCGCTCTTTCTGTCTTCGACCTCTTGCTTAAAGGCTTTTTGTTCTGCTTCAAGTAATAATCTCTTGAGAGCAAGCTTGGCTTCATCTCTTTCTTTGTCTGTTGTAATAACTTTATCAAGTATTCCTTCTGCATTTTCTACTACTGTGCTGAATAAGCCACCTACTAAATTCTTTATCATCGTTCATTATCTTTTATCATATCATCGATAGACTTATTCATGACCTTATCGGTATATGACTTGTTATTAAAAAACACACTCTTATCAGATGTTGGTATATCTTCTTCGCCTAAGAGTATTCTATAAATTCTACTTATTAAGTGCGAACACTTAAAGGAGGTTTTGAATACAGAGTATTTGATGGTTGTTCTGTTTCTGTGTCTCCACGTTTCTATCCAACCATTCCTCCTTAATTTTTCCCAACGGCTTTTATCCCAACTCATAGTATATGTACCGTCGATAAATTCATTTCTTGTAAAACGCCCCTTGCAATCTAAATAAATTAGTAATTCAAGATCCGCGTCTGTTAACCCGTAAGTTTTACAGGCCCATTTTCTAACGAGCCTGTAATACTTAAGGATTTGTAAATCACGTAAATCGTGACTTGTTAATCGCATTATACTGTTATGCCACCAGTATTAGAACCTCTATCTATTGCAACACCAGTTACAAAGCTTAAGTTTCCATAGAAAATGCTATTTGTTAGGTCAACCATGTCAACCATGCCATTTGTGTGAGGACCAGAATTTGCAGCCTCAGCTACAGCTTTAGAAATATCTTTAACTCTGTGACCAGTTGTTGCTGATGTATCATCGTGAGTTAATATAATTTCATCTTGCGTATTATTTGCGTTAAAGCAAAAAATTGCTGTTGTTGTAGTTGATTGTGGCTCTATAAAAGCTATAGAATCAGCAAGAACTTGTATTGCGTCACCAGTAGCATCAGCTCCATCGCCATCGGCGAAATATAAAAATTTTTTCATTTTAGTAATTTTAAAAGTTATTAATTAGTAAGACAACACACCGTGTAGTTCAACAACTAGTTTTCCAGCAGTATATGTAGAACCAGAACCTCCTGGTGCTTCTCCAGCTGTAATATACAAGTAATCGTTAGCAGCTAATGCAATAGCACTGTTTTCAAAACTTTTACCTGCACCCATCTGTCCACCAGCAGTTACTCCAAGATTACCACTACTTAAATCGTAACCTTCAACTCTTGTAGCATCTGAATCACCTCTTATTTCAAGATCATCAATAATAGTACCACTACCAACTGTCATAAACTCTCTCATATACATTCTCACATGACTAACAACACCCATTGAGCTTTGCACGTACTTACCGATATAAGCCGCTCCACCAGCTGCTAATCCAACAACGTCTCCATCGTCGTTTTCAGCTTTTAATCCAGTTAAATCAACATATATTCTTGTTATAACGTTTCTACCATTAATTTCTCTGTAATATTGAGGATTTACAGCAGTAGCATCTGTACTAATAGTACCTACTCCGTAAGAGTTAAATCTAGATGTACCACCTGATATACCCTTTATCCAACCTGTTCCAGGTCTGTGAGAAATAGAAACTGCAGTAGCACCTACGTGTTGAAGGTTTTTTGCTACATCTATTGCTTTATTTACAGCTGTACCAGTTTCGAAATCAAGAGCGTTAACAAAACCCCCTTTGGTAGTATTTGCATTTATAAGGTTTAGTATTTCTCTCATAACATTTTTATTTTCTCCAGCAGCATGAGTTATTCTTATTGTCGCCATCCTACCAAGTCTATTACCTGTACTAAACATGAGGTCAGTAGCAGTGCTACTAGCTGGATCGCTACCTATAAACTTACTTGCAGGAACACATATTGCTTCTGGGGCTCCATCGGCTCCAGTTTCAACAACTGCTTCTGCAAAATATAAAAAATTTTCCATTTGTTTTATTTTTTTATGATTAATAATTAATTTATGATTTTATGTGTGTTGTTTAAGGTCCGTGGTTTATGTTTAATCTACTTTATTATAGATTACACGTTTTTTAAAAATAGTAATCATTCTACTATAACTATATCTCTAGCGCGTATAACTCTATACATAGTATCGTTATAAGCTATATCATGTCCAGCAATAGCGTCGTAATATATAACATCACCTTTATTAACAATAGGAACGTCGTTGCCTGTAGAAATAACGTTAGCTTTTCTATACCTGTTTGTTTCATCTGTTTCATCTGTTAATATTAAACCACCAACTTTCTTTGGACCTTTTTTTATTTTATCTACTATTACGTAATCGTTAACTGCTTGCATTTTCTACTCTTATATTTGAAATTACACAATCAGCTGACATAACAGTTAAAGCTACACTTACAGCGTTTTTAAGTGCAGACTTAGTTACTAACACTGGATCAACAATACCATTATCAATCATTTTAACAAAATCACCTGTTATAACATTACAACCATAACCTTCTTTCATATTAGTATTAAGCTTCATACCAGCATTATCCATTATAGTTTCAAATGGTGATGATAAAGCATTAAGTAATACTTTACCAGCATCGCTGGTCGAAATTTTTTGAGATGCATTTAATAGTGCTACACCACCACCTGGCACTATGCCTTCTTGTAATGCAGCTTTAGTAGCATATATAGCATCTTCAACTCTATCTTTCTTTTCTTTTAATTCTACTTTTGAATTAGCACCAACTTTTATTACACCTACACTACCTGATAACATAGCTAGCCTTTGCTCTAGTTTCTTTTTTATAAATCCATTTGCTTCTTCTGCTAGCTTTTTGTTTAACTCGTCTATTCTAGTTTCTATATCTTTAGTCATGCCATCTAAAGTTAATACAGTGTTTTTATCGTTAGTTACAGCAAACTCAGCTTCACCTAAATGCTCTGGCTTCATTAAATCTAAATCATCACCTAGCTCTTCATTAAGCACTGTAG